AATGCTCACAGGTGGAGAGCCTGAAGAGGAAATTGAAATTGAAGAGCCTGAAGTTGAAGAGGTGCCAGTTGAGCCTGTAGCAGTTGCAGCAACTCGATCAATTTCCCTGCGCCTAGCGCAAGCAATCATCAACAACACAAAATAAGTTTCTGCTGCACAAGTAGCAGATCGAAGTCGGAGCGAATCCCACACCCTGAAAGCGCCGTGGAGAGCATCGCCACCACCTCACAACAATCAAACACTCATTGGAGAAATAATGTCAAAGTCATACCTTGATGTTGCTCTTGAGCGCCGTGATGCAGTAAAGGCTGAAATGGATGCAGTTCTTGAGGCAGTAGCTTCAGAATCACGCACCGACCTTACTGCAGAGGAAACCGAAAAGGTTGATGCTCTCGTTGAAGAGTCACGCGCACTAGATGCAAAGATCGAAAAGTTCTCAGCACAAGCAACTGCAGATGCAAAGGCAGTTGAGGCTCGCGCTTCAGTTGCAGCAATCGTGACACCTGTTGGTGGCGCAGTTGTAACACGCGAAGCACGCACATACTCACCTGAGGCTTCTGCTTCATTCGTGAAGGATGCGTTCAACGCACAATTCAAAAATGATTATGCAGCATCAGAGCGCCTAGCTCGTCACACACGCGAAGAGTCAATTGAGCGCCGTGATGTTGATACATCAAACTTCGCAGGTCTTGTGGTTCCACAGTACCTTGTTGACCTTGCTGCACCATTTGCACGCGCAGGCCGCCCAACGGCTGACTTTGCAACTGCAAAGCACACATTGCCAGCATCTGGAATGTCGCTGGAAATTTCCCGTATGACAACCGGAACTTCAACGGCAGTACAGGAAACTCAAAACACTGCAGTATCTGAAACAGATGCTGATGACACACTGCTTTCAATCCCAGTTCGCACAATCGCCGGTCAGCAAGACCTATCCCGCCAAGCAATTGAGCGTGGAACAGGCATTGATTCATTCGTGCTTGCTGATCTCATTCGCTCTTGGCACACAACTGTTGATGCTCAGGTTCTTAACGGTTCAGGTTCAAACGGACAGTTCAAGGGAATCCGCAACTCAGGTGGAAACGCAATTACATTCACAGCGACAACACCAACAGTTGCACTTCTATATCCAAAGTTGGCTGATGCAATTCAGCAGATTCAGAGCAACGTCTTTGAAACACCAACACATTGGATTATGCACCCACGCCGTCTTGCGTTCCTTCTCGCAGCGACAGATTCAACAGGCCGCCCATTGGTAGTACCAACGGCACAAGGTCCAATGAACGGTTCAGCAGCAGGAGCAGGCGCAGCAGCGTATGCAAACTCAGGCTACACAATGATGGGCCTTCCAATCATCTCTGATGCAAACGTTGGTACAACATACGGCGCAGCAACAAATCAGGATGAAATCTATTGCGTTGCAGCACCTGAAATGCACCTTTGGGAGCAGCCAGGTTCACCTTTTGCACTCTCATTTGATGCAACAGGCGCTTCAACACTCACAATCAAGTCTGTTGTTTACGGCTTCGGCGCGTTTTCTGCAGAGCGTTATCCAAAGGCTGCCTCAATTATTTCAGGCACCGGCTTGGTAGCACCTACTTTCTAATTTAGAAAGTAAACATTGTGTGGGTGAGATCAGTTTCCCCCGACTGATCTCACCCACACTTCACCAAAGATTCGGGGGAATCTATGAAATCAGCACACAAAGTTTCAGTGGGGGCGTGCGACCCTGGCAATGTAAACGGCGGGTTTGCATATAGTCTGATTCAGCTTGCACAATCTCGATCATCACGCCTTGGTCCATTCATACGAATCAAAGGTTCAGGTCTTTTATCTAAACAACGCAATCGCTTGGTCAAGCAATTTCTTGAAACCAAGTCTGATTGGCTTTTGATGATTGATTCAGATGAACAACTGCCTGTGTCAGCCTTTGACAAACTCATTGAGGCGGCACACGATAAAGACCGCCCCGTGATTGCGGGCTTGGTCTTTGCAAGTTTTGAAACAGGCCACCCTTACCCACAACCTGTACCAACAATTTTTCAAGATACCGCTCAAGGTTTCTTGCCGCTTAACAAGTATGACAAAGATTCATTGTTTCAAGTAGATGCTGCAGGTACAGGTTGCCTGTTGATTCATCGGAGCGTGCTTGAGGCAATACAAGCAGATGCCGACCCGCACCAAGGCAAAGATTGGTGTTGGTTTTGGGATGGCCCAATCAACGGCACTTGGATTGGCGAAGATTTGCAATTTTGCAGGCGCGTGCGATCATTAGGTTTTCCAATTTACGTTCACACAGGCGCAGTATTGCAACACTCAAAGAGTTATTGGCTAGATGATAGGCAGCACGATTTATGGAACGCCTAAAAAGAATCTTCAAAATTAAAGTCAAACCCAAGGAAACCGCAACCGCCATCCCCCCACTTGAACGCGCAATGGTTCCCAAAGTAGAAACGAGAAAACAACGTGGCGATAGTTAACGGCTACACAACACTCAATGAGGTCAAAGATTCTTTGAACCTTGATGACTCAATTGAAAACGCAGCCCTTGAACTTGCAATTGCTACGGCGAGCAGAATGATTGATGACTATTGCGGGCGATTCTTTTACAAGGATGGCACCGAAGTAGCACCTGCAACGCGCTATTACACCCCAACCGACTTTTACACAGTGCAGGTTGATGACTTTGTGAGCCTTTCAGAGATCGCCACAGATGACAATTTTGATCAGCTTTATCAAACAATTTGGACTGCTTCAGATCGTATGTTTGAACCTGTCAACAATCCTTCACGCGGATGGCCATTGAGTCGAATCCTGGCAGTTGGTTCATACGTTTTCCCCGCTAACTTGCCACAATCTGTACGCCTCAGGGGTATCTTTGGGTGGTCATCAGTGCCTTATGAGGTGCGAACTGCAGCAAAGATTCAGGCATCACGCTTGTTCTTGCGTAACCAATCACCATTTGGAATTGCAGGCAATACCGATATGGGAACCGTGCGCTTAGCAGCCAAACTGGATGCCGATGTAGAGGCACTGCTTCGCCCTATGCGCAAGAACAATGGATTGGCGTACTGATGTTGCCAACACAGGTGCGCAGTGGCTTAAAAGCCAACCTAGAGGCAATCAAGGGTATGCGCGTGTACGAACTTATACCAACACCGGCCATTGCACCCTGCGCCATCGTTGGCCAACTTGACTTTACCTTTGACCTTAACAATGCCCGTGGATTAGATCAGGCGAACTGTGACGTTGTTGTTTTGGTTGGTCGCTTCTCAGAAAGATCAGCTCAAAACGATCTTGACAAGTACCTTGCAGGTGAAGGTGCCTTTTCAATCAAAACGGCAATTGAATCAGATCGCACTCTTGGTGGGGCTTGCAGCACTTTGCGCGTTACATCGGCAGAGGCAGGCACATACGTTTCAGGAGATATTGAATTTCTTTCATATCGCTACCGCCTTACAATTTACGGATAGGAGAACAGATGAGCTACACAGTCACCTCAGACAATTTTGAGGGCAAAAAAAATGGTGAATCAGTCACCGAAAAAGAATTGCTTGAACTTGGGTTGAACGTTGAGGCACTTGTTGCCGGCGATCATCTCAAGAGCAATGCACCAATCAAAACAACAACAGTAGAGGAAACAAAATAAATGGCCCGTCTAGTACTTACAGATGCTTCAGTTGTTGTCAACGGCATCAATCTTTCAGAATTTATTACATCAGTGGCCCTTTCAACAAGCGAAGATGTTGTTGAAACCACAGGAATGGGAACTGCAGGAGCAAGAACCCGCATCTCAGGACTTGCTGACAATTCACTTGCGCTTGAATTCAATCAGGATTTTGCAACAGGCGGGCCTGAAATTTCAATCAACGCAGTCGGCGCTTCACTTGTTGGCACAACCTTCACAGTTGTAATCAAACCAACATCAGCAGCGGTCAGCGCGAGCAACCCAAGTTATTCGTTCACTGCGTTATGCGCCGAGTGGCAGCCCTTATCTGCAGCCGTGGGCGAGCTAACCACGATTTCTGCAACGTGGCCTATCTCAGGTGCGATCACAAAGGCGGTTGCATAAATGCCACGTCTAGTATTGACAAACGCATACGTCGTTTTTGCAAGCACCGATGTAAGCGAATATGTAACCTCAGTGGCGCTTTCAACAAGCGTGGATGTCATTGAAACCACCGGGCTTGGAAACACCGCAAGAACTCGCGTTGGTGGACTTTTTGACAATTCATTAGGGCTTGAATTCAATCAGGATTATGCAGACAATGCCCTTGAAGAGATTATCAACGGCACATCACTTGCAACATCAAAG